GTTCGGCTTCTTCCTTACGACGACGTTCTTCGTGGAATTCAAACTTCAGTTTTTTGATACGTTTTTGTACCGATTCACTGTGTTTTTCTAGTTCCTCGTCTTCGGGTATATCGGCTTCAACATCCGTAGCGCGGCGTGGGCGACCTTTATCTTGTTCAGGAGTATCGTCTTCGATCTCTACTTCAATCTCACCATCGGACATATCAATCTCAACGGCATCTTCGACTACGTCTTCCGCGACGACTTTTTCCAATTCTTCACTCATACTCTGCTATACCCCCGTGGGTCTTCAACTACAGCTTCGACAGTATCATCGTTGATAATGCGGAACTCTTTGTTATGTAATTTAAAACGCGTTCCTGAATACGATCGAAAGATGATGAAATCACCTTCCTCGCACCAAGGCCCATTAGGGAATCGCTCTTTGTCAGTATAGGCTTCAGAGCCTACACTTATGACATAACCAATAATGGTAGCAGTCTCTTCCATCTTAGTCAGTGAGTCCGGCATATACACGCCGCCCTCTGTCTTCCCTTCAAGTTCTGGTATAGCGATGAGGATTTTGTAGCCTTTAGGCTCTGGCAGCTTTGCCAGTAACTGATCGTCATCGACTTTGTCGGTAGCGTACATTTTAGTCTCCTGCAGTGATTAAAGGCTCACAGCGCCCTTTGCGTGGATTAGTCCACGTTATGTCGTATATCTACACGTATGTTCACTAAGCATCAACATATCTTTGTTCGATGTCTTTAACGTCGCCACGTATAATAGTAAGAGCTTCGTACTTCCCAACGAGCCTCCAGTAAGTTTCTTGGTCCTTTGCGCCGCCTTCGGCGAGGTGTTCCGCTATTGCAGTGCGGCTTTCGTCAAGCCGTGTTAGCATTGTATGGAAGATACTATCAGCCATCTAAGTCTACTCTCTCTGCGACTTCCATAGCCAAACGAACTGCTGACTCTTTCTGGTCTGTTTCAAGCTCTGCAACCTTGATTGCAATACGCGCCGCCTCTTTTTCTTCCTCGGAGGTAATACGCTCCTGCTGTAATCTAGCGTTCTCTTTCTTGGACATAGAGTCAATGTTGACCTTTAGCTTATCCATCTCAATTTTATGCTTCAACTCAGTCTCTTTAATCATCAGCTCACGCTGTTGAATTTGAGTGAGTGGATCAGCCTGTTGCGCAGCGGCCTTTTCTGCGGCGGCTTCGGATTGGCCCTTCTGGAACAACTTGTCTGCGGCCTGTGCGGCTAAGCGGGACACCTGAAGTTCAATATCTTCTGGCAACGGCGCTTCTGGGTCTGGAAGTTCCACGCCGAGCTGTTTCTGTATCTCTACGCGATACTGCAGTGCGACATGCTCTGTGATGTGGGACATCATCGCGGATTGGATGGCGCTGGCGAACGGTGATTGCCCCACAATCTGCATGATCTTAGGGTCTTGCATCGCCATCATGTGCGTCTGAATATGTGCCTCGTGGTCCTGATAAGCGAAGGCTTTGACTGGCTCTTGCTTGAGAATGGCCATATTCTCAGTCACTGGGTCAGCAGGTTTAATATCTTCGGGCAGTTTGATGATGTCTTCAGCATCTTTAATACCCAGAACCTCAAGCATCTGACGGTGTAACTTACCCATGTCATACATTTGCGGAGCTTGTTGAGCCAACTGTAGTGCAGCTTGATACTGCATAATACGCTGGGCCATTGTAGCTGCGTTAGGATCAGACACCGGAATAACATCCACACGACCGTCAAAATCAGAGATGCGATCTGCAGGTTCATCCATCTCGTAGGCGTACTCAGCGGGCATATAATCGTGCACAATCCGTGCCAAGATGCGAAGCTCTTGCTTCATTGCTGCGTGTAGGCGGGCTTGGATGCCCGACATCACCTGCATAGACCGCTCCATAAGCGCCAGAGTCGTCCCTACAGGAGCCTGAGCGTTGATGTCACCCACTTGGATGTCACCTACTGCTCCTATACGTCTTCCCTCGTCTACGACGTTCCCTAGCAGGCTGTAGAGTACGCTCGATGGTTCTTTGTAAGGCAGCGGAACAATCGCGTCCTTAATAGTACCTGCTGGAACGTCCACATCCCGAAACTCGCCGGGCATAATGGGCGTGGTATCTCCGGTGATACGCATGCCTCGGGCTTTGAAGCCCGCTGGGAGATTAGACAACGTACCAGCGTCAATAAGTTGGCGCATGATGGAGGTGGCGGACTTAGTAAGGCCACCGAGCGTATGTATAAGCCCTGTGCCGTAGAAGCCCATACCGGGCAAATAGGGATAATGTACGACGTGCATACGCTTCTCGCGCTTACGGTCGTCTTCATACCAATTACGACGGATAGCCAAAACGATGCTAGAGGACTTGTCGATTGTCACCACGTATGGGAGAGCAACGCCATCCACATCATCAAAAGGCTCAGGCAAATTCAAGTCTACGTGCATCTCTAAAATGGTGTGCCGTGGGTCATCGGAGAAAGTAGGCTCAGAACCTTCTAACTCGTTGTACTTTTCCTCGATGTCGGTGACATCTCTAGTCGCTTCAGGGAGTTCAACATCACGATAAAACCCATTTACCTGAAGTTTTAGTACTTCTTCAGGTGTCTTCTTCATAACATGTGTAAATCTTGGTGAAGTGCGCAGGTTCGACGCCCCATAGGACACGACTAAGTCTTCTGCGGGCACAAACTGGGACACAGGGCGCTCTGAAATAGGGTCAAAGTATATTTTCTTGAACGCAGAGCCTGCCATCGGCAGTTTAAAGAGCATCTGCTCCATCTCGTCACGATAATCTGGCATTTTCTCAGTGATGAGGTAGTTAAGTTCAGTTTCTACGCGCTGCGCCTGCTCGAACTTCTCAGTCGTTAGTTTGCCAACGATCTTACTGCGTACCGGCCCTGACGCAGGGAGTAGCTCTCCCATCGCCTGCGCTTGGAATTTAACCACTGCTTCGGTCATCATAGGGTGGTACACCCCGGAAGCACCGTTCCACGGCTCAGTGCGCTCCTCAACCTTCATACCGAGTAAGTCCATACCCTTGATGTAGGCGTTGGCCCATTCACCACGAGAGTCACGGTCAGAGGCAAAATGGTCGATCAGCTCGTTCGCTACACTCTCTAGCTCGGCGTCATCTATATATTCGGCAAGATTAGAGTCATGGGAAACCTCTTCGTTCGTTTCGGCATTGTCACCAAATTCAACGACAACGGACCCATCGTCCATAACAACTTCGATCGCCTCGGGTTCTTCAACTATAATGGCGAGATCAGGGGCCATGTCATCCCCTTCAAGGAGAATGTCGCTGGGTTCCATAGACTTTTCAACTGCCATAATATGCCTCACTCTGCGCGTTTGACGACACTATAGCAGATATAATGCCAAAATAGAAACCCATCATAGAGTGAGGGCACGACGAACGAGGGAGTGCCGATGCGAAGTGCCCCCACGGACGCTACCAACGTCCTGTAAACAGTCATACTACACCTGTACATGTATGTCACTCCTGTCAATAATACGCCGCTCTACGATGTAAATACGAGTCGTCGTCCTCCATATCCGTGGGCAAACGGATAAAACCACCCTGACGGAACCGGAGCAGTGCCATAACTGTACTGTCTACCAAGTCATCGTTCGACATGAATGGAAACCCAGCCACTTCCTCGACCAGCTCGTCTGCCCAGCGGGTCGCCGGTACCCAAACCATACCCGAGGATATGATGTCGGACACGGAGTTTAGTCGCGCGAGCTTGTCACCGGTTCCCCTGTGGGGGGTGTATTCGGTCACAGGCAGGCCCATACGCCGCATTTCTTGGTAAAGCGCCACACCTGAACTCTTCTTTTCAACGATAAACGCGTCAGGTTCCCAGTGATTATACTGGTCCATAGCCAGCTCTTTCAGCTCAGGGAACTCCAACCGCTCTTTTATGCTGTCAAGCAAAATAATGTTGTGCGAACTCGTCTCTTCGTGCAAGAAAACACCCCACGTTGTAAGTGCGGTGTAATCGGCGCGGTTATGCTTCTCTGCCGCGGCATCGAGGGACATGATTACATACTCAACACTTGGCATCCGGTCGCTCTCCCAGATGTTCCACCACTCACGCTTCACGATTGAGGCTTCTTCGGAAGTTGGCTGCTGCTGATACTGCGAGTTCCACTGAAACGCAGGCATCGAGGCTTTGGTCCGTTCTAACGCCGCCAGATCAAAGAACTCAGGCCATAGAGGTTTCTGTATCGGCTTACCGCTTTCGTCCTCAGAGTCTAAAATCGCTGGAAATTCAACGATTTCGTACTGGTCAGCCATCTCGTTCTTGACCATGTCGTTTGTCACACGGCCTGTAAGATCATCCATATGCCATCTAGTTTGCACGATAGCCACGCGTCCGCCGGGCATTAGTCGAGTTCGAGCACCGAAGGTGAACCACTCGTAGGCCTTTTCGAAGACAGAAAAGTTTCCGTTGATGACGTCTTGTTCAGAGTGTGGGTCATCCACAAGCAGCAGATCAGCACCGCGCCCAGCCAAGGCAGAACCGATACCACACGCGAAGTACTCACCACCAAAGTTGGTGTTCCATCTCCCCGCTGACTTACTGTCCACCGCGAGAGAAACCTCGGGAAATATCGTTTTATACTCATCTAAGGCGATAAGATTACGAACTTTACGCCCAAAGTCTACCGCTAAATCGGTTGTGTGCGAGACCATCATCACTTTTTTATCTGGATTCCGCCCTAAAAACCAAGCTGGGTAGAATATTGACACGAGTTGAGACTTACCGTGCCGGGGTGGGATGTTCACGCACACCCTATCCTTGCCATCCTCGGCTGTGGGGCCACGCTCGACGTCCATGAGCATGTTTGCGAGGATTCTGTGGTGTCGCCCAACCTTGTAATCGGGCTGCATCCGCTTGCAGAACTCAATTAGATCGTCGTATGCGGCTTTATTTGTCTCCCGCGCGGACAATTCCCCTACGATTGAGTCGATCTCGGACAACTCTTCAGGGCTAAACGAGTCCAAATTGTCCAGTATGTGCTGTATGTCCTCCTGCGAGAAGTCCATATCCTTCGCAAGTGAGGACAGATTAATCGACATCGAGTCCCAACTCCTTATCCACGTCAATAATATCGCCGTCTATTGTGATGGCATCCTCAATTTCTGACTCTGGATTTACCAACCGAGCGAGCTTTTCGCGCAATTTGTCCTTTAAGTCATCCGATGTCTGGTGCGTTATTGTCACCTCGGACTTCTCCGCGAACAACCCAACGTCTGATATCTTACCCAGCAGCTCCAACGCCCGTATGCGTATGCGTGGATCAGGGTTTTCTGTCTCTTCGATGAGCTTATTTGTCACCATATGACGTACTTGCGCTGCACTTTTTACCACAGAGTGCCCGAAGTCCTTCAGGATTCTATCCGTCAGCAGCAGGGTTGCCGGAGTCAGCTGGGCCACCCGTTTCGGCGTTGCAGCCTTGGACGTTTTGTGGGGGTTTTCGGCGTAGGATACCGCCAGAGCAGCGGCGATATCCTTGTCTTCGTTGTTAGCTTCGACCTCTAACCCGTTGGCATGCAAGTATTCTACCGTTTTTGCAGCGGCTGATGTCTTAGTTGCAAGGTCTTTCATCTCCGGGGCTTTGCGGGTCGGTACTCCGCGTCCGCGCTCCGGTTCGATATGTACTGTCATGTCTCGCCCTCGTTTGATGCAGTGTACAAAATTTTTCGAGGTATTTCAATCCAGCTGTACTCTGCCGATTTCTATATACGAGGGGGTGGGGTAGTCACGGGCATCAAAAAAGCTAGGTAGGGGGGTCAGTGTATTTTACTTTCTTCGCTACCTTC